TTTGAAAAGTCATTTGAGTAAAGGAGGTGTCAATATGGGGCGAAAAATGAAGCTGGTAGCGACTGCTAAAAGCCATTTAACCAAAGAAGAAAAGATTGCGCGCAAGAAGATTGAAGATAAGGCTTCTGACGGTTTGGAAGCATTGCAGATCACACCACCAAAACACTTCGATGCTATTGCAAAGGCAGAATATAAGCGCGTGATTAATGACCTGCGAAAGCTACCCCTTAGAAATCTGGATCGAGCGATTTTAGAGACCTATTGTACGTGGTATGCGGTCTATAAGGAAATCTCTCGTGGATTGCAGAAGGAAGGGTACGTATACGAGACAAGCAGTGGTAAAGTCTTACCGAATAAAATGTTATATAGCTTAGAGCGTGCGACTACTAACTTAACACGAGCAGCATCACAACTTGGTTTGACCGTGGACAGTCGGATGAAGTTGTATGTTCCACAAGTGGAAGAGAAGAAAACCAGTATATTTGATAAATTCGGAGGATAAAGCTATTTCTTAATGAAATGGCTTTTTATTTTAGGCCGTCGGTGTAGTGGTAACATGGCAAGTTCCAACCTTGCAGTCGTGGGTTCGATTCCTACACGGTCTGTTAATTGCCAGAAAGGAGGATTGAAACAATCGTAGATAAGAAATATCAAGATGTAGCTTATAAGTATGCTAAAGAAGTGCTGGACGGCAAGCGTAGAGTGAGTGCGAAAGTCTATAAGGCTTGCAAGCGACACATGAGAGATTTGGAGAATATCCCCAATAGTGATTACGACTACTTTCCAGATATGGCGCAGAACCCGATTGATTTTATTGAAATCCTCCCAGACGTTAAAACTGGTAAACCTTATCCATTAGCTGAATTTCAAAAGTTTATCATCGCCAGCTTATACGGTTGGCGCAGAAAATCAGATAAGACTATCAGACGTTTTAGAAAAGCAATGATCTCACTAGCACGCAAGAATGGTAAGACAATTCTTGTCGCTGGTATCTTGCTTTATGAATTTCTGTTTGGTAGGAATCCAGCGATGTCACGGCAACTGTTTTGTACGGCAAACGATAAAACACAGGCAAAGATAGCGTTTGAGATGGCACGTAAGCAGTTGGATGCATTAAGGGCGCAAGATGAAGATGTCCGCAAGGCTACTAAACGAGTGCGTGAGGAATTGCGCAACTTGGTAGATGAATCCTATATACGACCACTTTCCCGTGATACGGGGGCAGTCGATGGATTTGAACCTTATGTTGGTGTGCTAGATGAGTTTGCAGCATCTAAAACAAATGAAATGATCGAGCTACTTGAATCTGGTCAAGGTCAGTTAGACAATCCATTAATTTTGATTATCTCAACCGCTGGATTTGACTTGAACGTGCCAATGCACACAATCGAGTATCCATACATTGAACGGATTTTAAATGATGAAATCACAGATGATGGATATTTTGCATTTATTGCTGAACAAGACAACGAAGAAGAAATCAAAGATGAAGCTAACTGGATTAAGTCAAACCCTATTTTAGAAGTTGAAGCACTTTACGATAACATGATTGATTATCTAAGAACACGTAGGAAAGTATCTCTTGAAACTGGCACAGTGAATGAAGTGCTGGTTAAGAACTTTAATATGTGGCGACAATCATCTGAAAGCTCATATATGGATAAAACAAGCTGGCAACAGGCCAAACTAGACGAAAAACCTAACACACGCAAACGCAGAGTTTGGGTTGGTGTCGATGTTGGTAAAGTTAATGACTTATTTGCTATATCCACGATGGTACAGATGGACGATTATTGGTTTTGCGATAGCTTTTCGTTTGTAGCTACCAAGTATGGGCTAGTCGCTAAAGAGAAACGTGACGGTGTCTCTTATACGAATTTAGAGCGTATGGGCGAATGTGAAATCACAACGCTTGAAAGTGGTGTGATTGACGATGAACGTGTCCTTGAAAAGTTGGAAGAGATGATCTATATGAACGAATGGGAATTACAAGCGATATGCTTCGATCCATACCAATTTAGCTCATTGATTGCAATGATCGAGAAGCGACATCCAGAGTGGCCATTAATTGAAGTTAGACAAAACACAATGGTTTTGAATATGCCTACTAGACAACTGCGAGATGAAGTCTTAAAAGGCACTATCAAGCACGCTGGTAATCAGTTGCTTACTATGGCTATTAATAATGCGCGTGTCAAAGTCGATAACAATGGTATGCGTATTGATAAGGATAAAAATAGCAATAAAATTGACCCACTAGATGCTTTACTAGATGCCTATGCAGTATGTTACCTTGAACCATTTGATGGGTCTGGTTACTGGACGAACGAGAAAATATTGGGAGGAGGTAGCCTATTTTGATCTTACTGAAATATATACACACAATCCTATTGCTGATCGGCATAGGATTTTTAATTTACGGTTTATTTTTAGTCAATCCAGTGGTTGGATTTATCTCGACTGGATTGATCCTAATTATTTTAGCCATATACATTGATCGAGGGGGTGCGCAATGAAGAAACGAATCAAGAAGAAATACGAGCTACTAGAGCGTATTGAGTATTTAGAGAATGACTTCTTTAAATTTACTCAAGACACAGTAGATGTCATTGAATTTCTAGGTGAACAGATAAAACGACTTGAACGCAAGCATAAGAAACATTGATTTCAATGGATAGAAAGGAGGTGAGATTATATGAGTTTCTTTCAACCGTTGGGATCAACCAAACCCTCTTACGATGATTATATTTCTTCCGTGTTATCTGGCAACTACTCCACAGAATATACGGGAATTTCTGCATTAAAGAATAGCGATATCTTAACCGCAGTCACTATCATTGCTGGAGATATCGCACGATTCCCACTATTGAAGAAAGACTTTACTGGGAATATCGAACAAGATGCAGATTTGAACTATCTCTTAAACGTTAAATCGACTGGTAATGTGTCAGCGCGTACATGGAAGTTTGCAATGACCGTTAACGCGATTTTAACAGGTAATTCATTCTCACGTATTTTACGTGACCCTAAAACTAGCAAGGCACTTCAATTCCAATTCTACAGGCCTTCAGAAACGACTGTAGAAGAGACAGACGACCACAGACTAATATATACGTTCCGTGATCGTTTAACGGGTAAGGCGATTGAATGTAAAGCTGAAGATGTTATTCACTGGAAGTTTTTCAGCCATGACACTATTTTAGGGCGGTCTCCATTGCTGTCACTTGGTAGCGAAATCAGCTTGCAAGATGGTGGTCTGAATACCTTGATTAAATTCTTCCGTGATGGATTCTCAAGCGGAATTATTAAATTAAAAGGCGCTCAGTTAAACGGTGAAGCACGTAAGAAAGCCCGTATGGACTTTGAGAAAATGCGTGAGGGGTCTACTGGTGGCAGTCCTTTAGTATTTGACGATACACAAGAGTACACACCACTCGAAATAGATACGAACGTCTTGCAGTTGATAACATCCAATAACTTTACAACTGCTCAAATTGCGAAAGCATTGCGAGTACCAAGTTATAAATTGGGTGTGAATAGCCCCAACCAGTCAGTCGATCAGTTAGCAAAAGACTACGTTACCAACGACTTGCCGTTTTATTTTGATGCTATTTCAAGTGAACTTGCCCTTAAAGTGCTAGATGATGAAGAACGCAAGAAATATAAGATTGATTTCGACACTCGGAGCGTGACAGGTCGGAACGTAGACGAGATCACTAAGTTGATTATCAACCAAGTTATCACACCCAATGAGGGGCGCGTGGAACTTGGTAAAGAGCGTTCGTCTGATCCTAACATGGATCGTTACCAATCCAGCTTGAACTATGTCTTTTTGGATAAGAAAGAAGAGTACCAAGCAATGAAAGGGGGTGAGAATGAAAATGGCAAAGAGAATCAAAATGAAAGGGCCACTAATTCCGAATAATAGTCAAGAAGCCTACGACTACTTTGGCTTGGAAGCGGTAAGTGCTAAATCTATCACAGATGCCTTTCCAGAAGACAATGGCGACATCGTTTTGGAAGTTAATTCAAACGGTGGACTTGTCACGGTTGGTAGTGAAATCTATACAGCTTTAAAAAGCTATTCTGGGAATGTAACTGTAGAAGTGACTGGAATGGCTGCGAGTGCTGCGAGTGTGGCAATTATGGGTGCTGATAAAGTTCTTATCAGTCCAACAGCACAGATCATGATCCACAAGGCGCTTTATGGTTATGTATCTGGCAATAGTGATGATCTGGATAAAGCATCTAATGCGCTAAAATCAAGCGATCGAGCTATCGTTAACGCTTATGTAGCTAAAACTGGCTTATCAGAAGAAGAAATTCTTGACATGATGAGAAATGAAACCTATATGTCAGCTAGTGAAGCGGTTGAAAAGGGTTTTGCGGATGAAGTGATGTCCTTTGATGATGTTGGAGCAGTAGCAAGCCTTGAAAATGGATTGTTACCGCAAGCAGTTATTGATGACTTCTACGCTAACCGTAGCAAGCGTAAGTCAGAAATTCAAAATATGCTACGAGAAATCGAAAAAGAAGAATTACTCAGAGGGCTTTAAGCTCTTTTTTTAATACCAAAAGGAGAAATAAAGGTATGTATACAGAAAAAATGAAACAGATTAAAGCGCTAATTGCAAAAGCTAGCGCAGAAATCACTGCTAAGACAGAAGAATTGAAATCTGCCTTGAATACTGAAGATCTTGAAAAAGCGCGTGCACTTCGCGTTGATATTGATGCTTTGAAATCTCAAAAAGAAGAAGCTGAAAACGACTTGAAGTCTTATGAACTTGCAGAAGCTGGTAACGCTGAAAGCGAAGCTGGTAAAGCTCATAAAGTAAAAGCAGAAACCAAATCTTACCGTGAAGCAGTAAATGAGTACATCCGTACTAAGGGTGCGAAAGCTGATGCGCAGTTGAAACTTGAAGGAAAAGACCTTCTTATCCCTATGAATGAAGCGGTAAATCCAACACAAGATGGATTGAAAAAATCAAACACTGAAAAAGTAACTAGCAAGGAAATTGTTACTACTCCAATGCGCGAAGTTAAGACAGTCCTTGACCTTAAACAATTCGCGACTATCCATAAAGCATCTAAAGGTGAAGGCTCTTACCCAATCTTGAAGAAAGCTACATCTAAGATGGCCAGTGTTGAAGAATTGGAAAAGAACCCAGCTCTTGCTAAACCAGAATTTACAGGAGTTGATTGGAAAGTTAAGACCTACCGTGGTGCAATTCCATTGTCTCAAGAAGCTATTGACGATGCAGATGTTGACCTTTTGGCAATTGTTGCAGAAGCAGCTAACCAAATCAAAGTCAATACTACTAACGATGCAATTGCTACTGTATTGAAAGACTTTGAAGCTAAGACTGCTGCTGACTTGGATGCAATCAAGGAAATCTTGAATGTAAACCTTGACCCAGCTTATAACGTGTCATTTGTTGTTTCTCAAACGTTCTACCAAAAATTGGACACTTTGAAAGACAAGAATGGTCGTTACCTCCTTCAAGATTCAATCGTTTCTGCATCTGGTAAAGTCTTCCTTGGTCATCCAGTATTCGTAGTATCAGACGAAGCGTTTGGAAGCGCTGGTGAAGCTCATGCGTTTATCGGTGATATCCAACGCGCTGTACTCTTTGCTGATCGTCAAGAGCTTGGTCTTCGCTGGACTGATAATGAAATCTACGGTCAATACTTGCAAGCAGTTGTACGCTTCGATGTTAAAAAAGCAGATGCGAAAGCTGGTTACTTCGTTACTATGCCCTAATACTCCCCCAGCAAGCGGGGGTGTCTCACGGTCTGCGGTTACTCTAGCAGTACCAACCGCAAGCAGCACCAAAGCCGACATCATGGCTTATCTCGATAGCAAGGGAATCTCATACAGCGCATCACAAACCAAAGAGCAACTACTTGCATTGATTGGAGCGTGATGCTATGGCTGTAACGGATTTAGAAGATGTAAAACTTTATTGCAAAATTGATTTTGACTTTGAGGATCAAATGCTTGAAGAAATGATCGATGCTGCAGAAGATGAAATCTGTTTTGCTATCGGAAATGATGTAACTCCTCAAGATTTAGCAAAGTATGCTAAGTTTACGCTTGCCGTTAAAAAGCAAGTGAAAGAGGAATACGAACATCGTGGCTTGTCCGCCGACACACAACGGCACGGATTGGCCAATGGTGTACTTAATATTATCCATCAATTAAGAACACGGAGGGAACTCGATGATCACAAGAAAGATGAATCACAGAGTAACGTTCTTCCGTGAAATCGGAGGTCAGAACGAGGATGGTGAGGTTGTCTCTCCATCTCGCAAAAACCTCTATACTTGCTGGGCTGAGGTTGCTAAGACTTCCTTGAAAGACTTTCAAGAGGGAGCAAACCAGACGGCTAACAAGAAAGCTAAAGGGATTGTTTCTTCGAGCGAATTGAAAACCTTGTATATTCGTCACAATCCAGAGCGACCATTTGATAGCTCAGATCATGTTGAATTTAACGGGTTTGAGTATGATATCGTGTCGGTCGATGTGGACGAATCATCTTTTGACATGGATAAAATCAGCATTAAGAGGCGGACATGACAAAAGGTCTGGATCAGATTTTATCACGACTGAATGAACTGCAGGTCAAAGCTCCGAAAGCTGCAAGAGCAGCAGTAGGGGAAGCTGCCGATGAGGTTGAAAAAATACTAAAGGTGTACACACCAGAGTATTACGTGTTAAAAAAGAAACACGCTAGAGACGATACGATGGTGACAGGCTTTAAGGGTGCAGATCATGGATTGATATCGAAAGAAATCGGTTACGGTCGCGTAACAGGCTGGCGGATTCACTTCCCAGATGGTGGTACGAAATACCAAAAAGAACAAGGTTTTGAAGAAAAGACAATTAATGAAGCAACACCAATTGTTAAGGAAATATACGCTACGAAAGTAAAGGAGGGATTGGGATTGTGACAGTAGAAACAATAGCTTATAAGTTATTAAGCAATAACGAAGAACTGAATAGCTTACTCGATAAGCTACGAGGGAAGAAATTCGGTCTTGGGTTTAAACAAGGTATCTTTACTTACGACATTCCAGAGCGCCCTACGAACGCTTTAAGTAAGGAGCTTGCTCCATTTATGCGTATCTATCCAACCTACGAGAATGATGTTGAGTTTGCAGATGATAAAGCCATCTCGACCGAACACAGGATCACAATCAACTATTGGTGCTTGAACGCAAAGCAGTCTGAACAGATCGCTGAATTGATGGATAAAATTTTAGAAAGTAACGGATTTGAACGTTACACAACGAATGAACTGCCAAGATACAGAGATAACGATATTGACTTACTGGTAAATGTAAGAAAGTATCGTTTTTTTGATTGGCAACTTGAAAAATTAAGAAACGAGGATTAATGAATGTCTAAAGTTAAATTTGGATTGCGTGGCTTTGAATTTGGTGAAGTAACATCAGAAAATAAAGTCCCAACAACTATGAAATTGACTGGTATGAAATCTGCTAAGATTGATATCACGAACGAACTTGTAACGATTGCTGCCGATGATGGCCCATACGTAGTATTGTCATCTGGGATCACAGGCACACAATTGGAAATCTCAGTACTTGACTTGCCAACAGAGGCACGTAAGGTATTGTATGGAATCGAAGTTAAAGACGGTATGGAAGTCTACAACAAGAACCTCACTCCTAAAGACGTGGCTTGTTGCTTCCGTACATCTACAGAAGATGGTAAAGCTATCTGGATCGGTCTCCTTAAAGGTAAATTCTCATTGCCTGGCATGGAAACTGAAACCAAAGACGGCTCTCCAGCACCTAAAGAAGATAGCGTAACAGGTAACTTTGTAGCGCGTGGTGACGATGAAAACGGCGATGTAATGATCATCGCTCGCGAAGATAACCCAGCATTTAATTTGGAAAAATTCCGTGCTGCAGTCTTCCCAAAGTCGTAAGCGCCGCACCAGCATCGCCTGTAGGCGCAGGATAACAACTTTCTAAGCATGGAATCTATTTCCATGCTTTTTATTTTTATTTAAAGGAGTAGGAAATGTACACAATCAAGCTAAATATCGGTGGAATTGATAAAGAATTTACCAAAGAATATATCAATGTGGAGGATAACCTCCTCGCAACTGAACAAAACGTGCGACAATCAGCACTTATCCAAGACCCTAAGAAAGCGAATGATCCAAAAGAAAATCGCAAACTAAATGAAGCATATCTAAAAATGTTCGTGGATATGTTTGGCGGTCAGTTTAAAGTCGAAGATTTGAAGCAAGCAGATATCACGATTTTAAAAACACTTGAAAAAATCTATCTCGCAGCGCTTGGAATTAAAGAAGAAGTGATCGAAGACCTTGAGGGTGAAGACGAAAAAAAGGGATAAGCCCAGAAGAAGCGCGTGACAATCTCCTAATCTGGTTTCAGGAATTGATGCAGCAAGGGTATACAATCCTTGAAATTAAACAGATGCGACTTTCTGACTTTGATTTAATGGTAAAAGCCTTTGAAACGAAGAAAGAAGAATCAGAAAAAGAGACCACGCTTGATAAAGCATTTCCGCTTCTATTTGGTTAGGAAAGGAGGATAAATGGCTAGCAATTTAGGTGAATTAGTAGCAACAGCATCGCTGGACATCCAACCATTCGTAGGAACGACTAAACAACTAAGTATGTATATGCGTGGTCTTGATAAGTCTTTATCTGCGATGGAAAAATCCTTTAAGAACGCTGGTAAGGGTGCAAAAAACATCGCAGGAATGAAAACCGTGTTAGGTGAAACTGCGAATAGTATTAAAGCCTATGAAAACCTATTAAAAGATCAAACCTCTCATTACAATAATCTAAAGTCTGAGATTGGCGATCTAAGCAAAGCAAGTTCGAAGAATAAGGAAGATTTGCTTGGCGCACGTAATGCAATGTTGCAGACGGCTACGACCTTATCAGATTTGAGGGGGCGGTATGCTGACCTCACTAAAGAAATCAATATCCAGTCTAGTAAGTGGACGCAAGTTGGTGATAGTTTGCATTCATTCGGTTCGAAGATGCAGGGCATCGGCAAGAATATGCAAAGTGTTGGATCGACACTCACAAAAGGTCTGACTGTACCACTGTTAGCTGGGGCTGGGGTGGCAGTTAAGGCTGCGATTGATTATGAGAGTGCGTTTGCTGGCGTTAAAAAAACAGTGGACGGAACTCCACAACAATTTGCCCAACTATCTACCAGTATCCGTGAGATGGCTAAAGAAATGCCATCTAGTGCAGTTGAAATCGCACACGTAGCAGAAGCGGCAGGGCAGTTAGGTGTACCAATCGGTGCGATCAAAGACTTTTCCAAAACTATGATTAATTTGGGAGTGTCTACTAACCTAAGCTCCGAAGAGGCTGCATCATCGATCGCTAAAATTGGTAACATCATGCAAGTGTCTGGAAAGGATCTCGGTACATGGTCTGGGCACTTTGGCTCTGCCGTGGTGGATTTGGGTAACCATTTTGCCACAACTGAACGCGATATTGTCGAAATGACAAACCGTTTAGCAGCGGGCGGTAAGCTAGCTGGTTTGACTACACCAGAAATTCTTGGCCTTGCGACTGCGATGAGTAGTGTAGGTATTGAAGCTGAGGCAGGGGGAACTGCGATGAACCAGACCCTTACTGGTATCGGTAAGGCAGTGGCTGGTGTAGGTAAGGGCGCAAGCTCTAAACTAAAACTTATCGCACAGACTGCAGGTATGACCGCAGAAGAATTCTCTCAGGCTTGGAAACAGAAACCAGCGGAAGCATTGCAAGCATTTATTAAAGGCTTACAACGTGCGCACGATGAAGGCAAGAACATGGACGGTATTCTTTCAGATTTAGGCATGAAAGGTATTCGTCAAGGGAATATGCTGAAATCTCTTGCTTCTGCATCAGACAAGATGAGTGAGGCAGTGAACCGCTCAAACTTAGCTTGGAAAGAAAACAACGCACTTACTAATGAAGCAAGTAAACGCTACGAAACCACAGAATCACAACTTAAAATTTTTAAAAACAAACTTACTGACATCGCTATCGAATTCGGCGGGCCACTTTTAAAAGCGTTAAACAGTGGTTTGGATGCTGCGAAACCGTGGCTACAAACACTATCAGACATGGCTAAAAAATTTAGTGAAATGTCAACTGAGCAACAACAAAGCATCATTAAATGGGGCGCTATGGCTGCTGCAATCGGGCCAGCTTTGAAATTCTTTGGTAAAGGTGCAAGTATCATCGGTGGATTTGCTAAAGGCCTTGGAACGATTGCTAAAGGCATCGGTACATTTAGTGGTACACTTAAAACCATTTCTAACGGTGGCGGATTTATCAACGGTTTGAAACAGATGGCTACTGGTATGACTGCTACTGGTGCGGCTGCAGAGAGTGCGGCTACAAGTACAGGATTGTGGAGTACAGCCGTTGGAATATTAGGAAGTGGCGCGACGTGGGGTGTACTTTTAGGCGGTGCTGCATTAGTAACTATCGGCATCATTGCCCATGAGATCGCAGAAGCGAACGAACGTACTCAAACGTGGGGTACAAGCGTAAGCAAGCTACAAGATCAAGAACTATCACGATTGAAATCCAAAGTCGATGAAGTGCATCAAGCTACAATTGGATTTGGTCAAGGTGGCGCACAAGCGGTTGAAAATGTACGTAAGAGTGTGCAAGGTCTTGCTGATGATATCCAAAAAGCGATCGACAAAGATCTTGAGAAGACTCTTAAAGGTCTTGAAAAAGTTGGTGCGAGTGAAACAATCCAAAAACGTGCTGTAGCGCAAGCAGAACAGCAAAAGAAAAACATCCAGTCGATGACAGATGAGATTGTGCAGATTTATCAAAACGCATCTGACCAACACAGAAAGATCACTCGCGAAGAACAAGCGATTATCTACGACTACGAAAACCAATTTATTGACAAGCAATTATCATTGCAGAAATATTCTGCCGATGAACGTACTGCAATTATGAAAGCCATGAATGGCCAGATTAGTGATCTAAATGAAACTCAACTACGCAAAGGTACAGGAGTCGTAGCTAAATGGCTCAAAGAAGAACAAAAACTATACGATGAGCAAGTGACTGCATTGAAAGATGCTCACGAAAAGGGGATTTATAGCCAGTCCGAATACAACAAGGAAATGGAAAAACTAAATGCCCAACACAAGTCCAAGATGGAAGCATTTGGCCGTGAGTATGCTGCTCTTCAAAAGGAATGGAGTAAGAAAGTACCTCTTAATTTCGGTAACGACGAACAACGTAAGATGTATTTTGATCAGATGCGCAAGGATTGGGCAGAACTTGGACTTGACTATGATAAGATGATGGCCAAGGCAGACCAATTCGCCGACATCGTGGGTCGTTCGTCTGGTATGGTTGCTAAGAGCGTGCAAAATATGTCGCAGGAGACCAAAGATGCCAACAACATCTGGAATGGATTAGTATTTGATCCTAAGACTGGACAAGTCAAGACCAATGCGCAAGAGGAAGTAACTAAAGCGCTCCAAGCTGAAAATGGCTGGGAGAATATGCAGTTTATCCTCAAGCACGCAAACCTTGAGACTAACGCTAAGATGACGATCGGACAAGCACTGGTTGAGGTTGGCAAGTGGGATAGCTTAACCCCACAAGAGAAAGAGTTAGTAGTCGGTAACAACCAAGGTATGAAAGCCGTCCTTGACAGTAAAACATTGCTGGAACAGTACAACGCAATGCCAGCGGCAGTCAAGGAACTCTTGATGAAGAACACTGACTTTCTCTCATCTGGTGAACGTGCTACAGCAATCATCGAACGCTGGAACACACTCACACCAGAGCAGAAAGAACTCATCTTAAAGGATGCTGCGAGCGACAAGGCTGAACGTGTACGACTAGCAGTCGACTCACTAACTGGTATGGCCCACGTAGTTAATTTAGATGCAGAAGACAAGACCAAGAGCGCTATTGCTAGTGCTATGTCTAGCATCTTAACGTTACCAACTGACCACAAGACGGATTTGATTGCAACTCCAGACGGTGTTACCCTTGGAACTAACCAAGCTATGGGCGCTTTGGGATTGTATAACGGATTCGCAGTACCTACAAAACAATTTACTGCCGATGCAAGTAACGCAACTAACGCTGCTAACCAAGCAATTGATAAACAGCAAGAGTGGAATAGTACACCTAGTCCAGTTAAACCGCAGTTGGGTGATCCAACTGGTGCGATAACTGCTGCACGGCAAGCTATTGAAAATCAAAACGCTTGGAATAGCACTCCAAGTCCTATCAAGGGCATCAATGCACAAGATAATACTGCAGGCCCTGTTTGGAGCGCTCAATCAAATATCAATAGCGTTCAAGGTAAGACAGTATACATTGATGTCGTAAGGCGGATGATTGGTGGAGCAGCAGCCGCGATTGGTTTTAAAGATGGCACAGACTACCACGAAGGTGGACTTGCAATGGTCAATGACCAACGTGGTACGCTCTACAAAGAAATGGTCACACTACCGGACGGATCATCGTTTATCCCAGAGGGCCGTAACGTGATCCTTGATCTTCCAAGAGGTTCGAAAGTCATGCGCGCTGGTTTGACTAAAAACTTTATGCGTGAATTAGGTATACCGAACTTTGCGGATGGTGTAGGTTGGAAACATTCGGAAGTTGCGAATGTTACGCAACGAATTAAAAACGTTAATGAATGGAAACGGAACAATGAACAGCGTGATCTTGTACCGTTTATCCAAGAGTTGATTGACCAAGTTAAACGCGGTAACAATCGTGATGAACGACCAAACCAAAACTACACATTGAACGTGCATGGAAATAGCACAGGTCAAGATTTGACACCAGAATTTATGAAACGGTTAATGCGTGAGTTAGCATACTATACTAATCAGGAAGGAAGGGGATTAGCTTGACGACATTTACTTTTAACGGAAAGAAGAATACTGAATTCGGCCTACGAGTAGCAGAAGGCAAGAAGATCACTACTTCCAGTCTTGATGTAGAACGCGTGACTGTAGCAGGGAGAGACGGTGACTTACTAATCAGTAATAACCGTCTTAATTCTGCTGAATTGAGTTTTCCTGTAAATTTTGTAAAAGAAAAAGGCCTAATTGCTACAGAAGTTTATAAAATTTCTGAATGGCTAAACGTGGCAGGTTATAAGGATTTAACGATCTCTTACGATCCAGATTTCATCTATCGTGCTGCATATCTTGAGACATTTAGCATCGAGGAAACCATGCGACAGTTTGGTAAAACAACCATTAATTTTGTGTGCTATCCTGTTAAATTTTATAAGCAAGGTCGTACCACGCAGAAACTAATGAATGGTGCGACACTTAACGGTCTAGGCAATGTAAACGCAAAACCTATCATCACGCTAGTGGGATCGGGCGATTGCACTCTTACTATTAACGGACGCAAGACTAAACTAAAAGATATCCAAGGCAAAATCACACTGGATATGCAAGCCAACCAAGTATTTAAGGATAACTTGCCAGCGTGGGATAAGGTAGTAAGAAGCTCACAATTCCAGATGCCGTACCTTGACTATGGTCGTAACTTGATTTCGTGGGACGGTAACTTTGAAGTGTTTACAATCCCGAACTGGGGGGTTAAGCTATGAGGCCTATTTTATTTAATAAAAATGAGACGGCTTTCGACACTTACGGTCTGGGTGAGCTTAACGTGACCAAGGGAACAGTCACACGGGAACGAAACGGAAATTATACACTATATGCAGAAATCCCCGTGAATGATCCAGCGACAGCAAGTCTTGGGAAAGAAATGAAGCTCAAGGCTGATGCTGGATTGCGAACCAAGAACCAAACGTTTGAAATCTCGCGAATCGTAAAAGATAGCAGTAACATCGTTAAAATCTACGGTCAGCATATCAGTCATAAGTTAGAATACATGGGGCTAGTTAATGGCAGGGTCTTTAGTGGTTCTGCCTTTACTGCTCTCGCAATCTGGCACAATGCAACGATTGGTGATCTACGCTTTGATGTCTGGTCTGATATCCAAACGACCGGTAAGGGTGTGTTCGACATCTCTAAGATGGAGAATGCAAGACAAGCCCTTGGTGGAGTTGAGGGATCAATCCTCGACATTTATGGCGGTGAGTACGAATTTGACAATATGACGGTCAAACTGCATAAACAGTTAGGCCGTACTGCTCCAACCGTGCTAGAGTACGGTAGAAATATCCTATCTGCTGAACTCGATGAAACAATCGAGAGTGCATACACTAGCGTACTACCATTCGCAACGTATACTCCCGATAAACCAGAGGGCGACACTAGCGATAGCCAGCCAGACCCTATAACCGTAACAATTCCAGAGAATTATGTAGATAGTAAGTACAAGGCTCTATACGCGCACCGCAGAATTAAAGTCGTAGACTTTTCAAGCGAATTTAAATCTGACAGCAAGAGTAAGGATATCCCAACACCCGATAAATTGCGTAAAATCGCTAACGACTACATGGAACGCAACACAATCGGTAAGCCTAAGATTAACATAAAGATCGAGTATGCTGATCTAGCTAAAACGCTAGATTATGCAAACAATGGCTGGATCGAGGAACTAGAGCTATGTGATATCGTGCCTATCTACTATCCACAGATTGGATTAACTGATGAGAGCGCAAAAGTAACGACTGTTACTTACGATTTTGTCAACGAGCGAAACGAAAGCGTGGAATTTGGCGATATCGGTACGAACGTGAGAGCTACGATGCAGAGTGGACTTGCTGGACGGGTAGATGATATCGCTAAAGCCCAGCAGGACTTTGAGAATAGCTTGCCAGATTATTTACTAAACGCTCAAGGAAATAAGGTTTGGTATAATCGCCCAGATAACAAAGAACACAAGATCGGTGACATCTGGTTTGAGAAGAACGGTATCTATGACCGCATGTATGTCTGGAACGGTTCAATGTGGGAGAAGCGCATTGATACCGAAGATGTTGATAAGATCAAGAAAGATGTTGATAAGCAACTAGAAGAAGCTAAGAAGTCAACCGCTATCGAGATCGAAAAGGCAAATGCAAAGGCACAAGAGGCCTTGGTTAAAGCTGGAACGATCCCAGACGCAAGTAAGTTATCTGAACAGATTAAAACGTTTATTTTAAACAGTCCCGATCTGTCGCGTAAGGTAACAGAGACGTTTAACAATGCGGATAATGGTGACACGATCTATAGTAAGATTGTGTCCAAAGTATCTCGAAATTTCGCAACAAAAAGCGAGTTTGACTCGTTGGATCGCGTTCAAAATGACATGGGTCGAGATTTAGTTGGTCTGTCCAAACAGATCACAGCTCAAACGCTTGAATATAACAAGCTCACTGAATCGAATAAACTCTACGAACGTATCATCGGTAAGTCTGAAACGGACGCCCCGGACAAGCTATCACGGCTGGTTATGTCTAGCGAGATATTTCAGACGGAAGTGGGGAAATATGTCACGGACGATAACAATTTGATTGTTAATTCAATGACTATGGCGACTAATACGCTTGTTAACGCCAATCGGAACGGCGTAGAAATTACCCTAAATGATGGAGTTTTCAGCATTAAGGCGCGCGGGTTAACTAGCTATAATTTTAGCGGTTTCACCTTACCTATTTACGTCAAGAAAATTTATCGTGGTGAAACGTATACTTTAGGTTTTAAATATAGGATAAGGGAAAAAGTAGATACAAACTTTGTCTTTGTGGTCAAAAACCACAAACTAAACAAAGCCCTTTTATCTGCTGACCTAGCAGATCCTAACACACCAGCTTCAGACGAATGGAAGGAATTTCAAAGAACTTTTACAGTTAAGGAAGACTTCCTTTTCGGTGAGGATCTCAATTTTCCATTTTATATTTATATGTCCAAAAATGGCTGGATTGAGTTTAAAGAGCCTATCTTGGTTCGCGGATCTAATACCGGACCATACAAGCCAAGTCAATTTGATGACGCTTATAAGGCTAGCAATGAAGCGAAAGTACTTGCTAGCGACGCGCAAGCAAAAGCGATTCAAGTTGCACAAGGTACGGAAGCGGTCAGAACGCAAATGAGCCTGCTTGCTGGCTCATGGGCGGTCAAAAACCTCAATAGTAACGGTGATGTACTCAACTCAATCAACGTACTAGCGAATGGCACAAACCGAATTGATGGACGACTAACGCACATCACTGGTCAGACAAAGATTGATAATGCGGTTATTAAGGATGGTATGATTGCTAACTTATCTGCTGATAAGTTAACTGCTGGCACGATTGACGCAAGTCAAATCAATGTGATTAACATCAACGCTAAAAATGTACTGGCTGGTACGCTAACTGGTATGACTATGCGAGGTGGTAGCATCGAAGCCTTAAATGGCAAAATGAATATCGACTTGCAAAATGGCCAGATGTACATTATGGATAATGGCGCTGGCCTCACCAGACAAGCACCTAATCTACCAACTCAAATATTGCGGATGATTGACGATACGCAGATCACAAGCACTGGCAGGAAGTACTCAACTCTCACAGTCTTAGGATCAACTAAGGATAAAAACGCATTAACACACGTAAGTAGTTTTGCTGGCATGCGTATCTATAACCGAGACGAGACGCTGACCGAGTTAGTAGGTGATCAGATTATCTTATATACCAACAACAACAATCGTAGCCCTTGGATATTTAAGGCTGGCACAAACACAGACCATCACAGATTGATACCGTCAAACGATAATGGTCAGAAGCACTCAATCGGACGGTCTGACAAACCACTGCACGAAATCCATGTAAACGAAATTTATTTAAACGGGGTTCGTCTAAAAATGGCAATCAAAGATATGCTAAACCGCATGGGATATGTAGGAACAGGACGATGGGGGGACAGAATTAATTAATGCACACAACAGACAGAATTATCAACGATGTCGCAGTCCAACTTGCGAATAAAATTGTAGAATGTGCTAATTATAAGGCACTCTACGAGGAAGCACAGGAACAACTAGCACGGATTAACAACGTACTAGAATCAGACGAAGCACTCAAAGAGTTGTTTGATGAAACAGCTCAAAAATTAGAAAAATAAGAGGACTAAAAATATATGGAATTTAAAATCATTAACAAATACTTGCAAGAAGAAGGTCGTACCTTCGTATCAATCCGTTCAGCGAACCCTTACACAGCGTTTGAACGCGTATTGATTGGGGACCGTACTAACGAATCAGATGACGCGTTGATCCAAGCCGTACTTGGTCAAGTAACGACCGAGCTGAATCCAGCCGAAGGCGTGAAGAAATTACAAGAGGACTTGCACACTCAAGCCCAAGACTATGAAGCTAAGCTCGCGAAGAAAGACGAAGAGATTCAAAAGGTGAAAGATGTGGCAGAATGGAGCGTACTCGCTCGCGTTACTGACACAGACAACCCACTAGATCCTACAGTCTTTAAACGTGGCCTTGAGTTAGTGGACCTTGGTAAAGTGGGCACAACCTATCCAGCTCAAGCAATCTTCGCGATTGAGGATCCAAACCACGTTGAGAAATTTAGCGAAGGCAAGCGCGTGATGGTCCAAGTAACTGAACCATTTACTTACCAAGGAGAAACGTTGGAACAACTCGAACCATTGCACCAGAACGGAAAAATCGGGATCTGGAAATGGACTGAGCCAAAACCGGACGAGCCAAAAGAGAACGTGCCTAAACCAGCGGGAGAGCTTGAAACTCAGCCAGTACAATAACAGAGAGGTGGTTGAGTGGGATTGTCGGAATTAATAGCCCACCTTGCTCCCACTTTGGGAGTGATCGCAACTGGCTGGTTCGGTATGAAAGCTAGTAAATCTGCTAACTTAAATAAAGAGCAATTCAACGAGTTGAAAGATGAACTAGGCACGATCCAGAAGTCAGTAGAAACAGTCAAAGTTGTGGGTGAGGATAATAATAGGAAAATTGATGAAGTGAATGATAAACTAGCCGTGCATGATGATGCGCACTTAGTAACTATGTACTTACGTTTAGAACGTGATATCAGTACAGCTATTAAGCGTGGATACACTACCGTGCATGAATCAGATATCATTCACAAAATGCACAAAAGCTACAAGAAACTCGGTGGCAACGGGTACATAGATGCCCTGTATAGTAAATATGTAAATTTAGAAGTGAGGAATTAACATGAATAAAATTAACTGGTCTGTACGTTTACGTAATAAAAATTTTTGGTTGGCAGTTGTGCCAGCCCTTGCATTGCTATTCCAAGCATTTGCAAATATCTTTGGCATTAAATTGGAATTTGGCGAAACCATTGATAAGATCTTGGTATTTATCAATGTACTCTTCGCATTCCTCGTTTTGATCGGAATCGTCAATGATCCTACAACCGTAGGATTGGGCGACTCAACTCGTGCGCTCGAATATGAAGAACCTCACGAAGATTAGTATATTTTTGCTGGCTACTGTCTATTTTTGGATAGTAGCCTTTAACTTTAGAAAGGAGCAGTAATGGCTACTTTAAATGATATTTTAGGATATGCAGAAAGCCTAGCAAACCAAGGGGTGGGAGCTGATGCCGATGGAGCATACGGTACGCAGTGCGTGGACCTACCAAACTCTATTTCTATCAATTTCTTTGGCCGTGCGCTTTGGGGCAATGCGATTGATCTACTTAATTCTGCCCGTGACCTTGGATATGAGGTGAAATACAACCAAGAGGGAAATCTCGATAGCAAGCCACGGGCTGGTGCTGTATTTGTCCAAGAGACGATTTATCTATACGGTCATCCTTACGGTCACACAGGTCTAGTCATCGAAGATAGTGACGGATATACCATGCGCACTATTGAACAAAACATTGATGGTAACGCAGATGCTCTTTATGTCGGCGGTCCAGCACGATATAACACCCGTGATTTTAACGGTATTGTAGGCTGGTTTTACTTCCCAGTTGATGGACAACCAGCACAAGTAAGTGCTATTGAACCATCAGAGCCTCTTACAGTTGATTCTAGCGCATTTAACGAGGAAACAGGTACATTTGCAGTCGAAGTGTCTGCGCTCAATGTACGGGCTTCTGCTGGACTTGCCGGAGAGATTGTGGCAGTATATACCGCTGGTCAAGTTATCAACTACGATGGCTGGCTGGATAATGACGGTTATATCTGGATCACATACATCGCAGGGTCTGGAAATCGCAGATATGTCGCAGTCGGACAATCGGAGAATGGTAAGCGTATCAATAGTTTTGGATCGTTTGCGTAAGGCGGTGAACCATGCGTATTAATTCAACGAATTTAAGACAATTTGAGGGGGGCGATGTTGTCAAGCAAGGCGATACAGCCTCTCTCTTTGGTTACGAGTTGATAGATGAAAATTACAATCCAGTACCAGAAATTGAGGGGCAGGAAGCCACGATCACACTTGCTAATCGTAATAGTAAGATCAGTTTAACCAGCACGGTCACAGACCATAAGGTTAAATTTAACATTAATAAGGTCTTACCAGTCGGTATCTATCAAGTAGAAATCACTTGTGGTAATTATGTATTCCCATCTGATAAGTCTACTGTTATCAAGGTGACGCAATCAACCGAGGAGTACCAGCCGACAGAAGTGGTCGAGCTTGGTAAGGTCAGCTTGCGCGATGAGATCGCAAACTATCTTGCCGGACACACTGTACAAGCGTACAATGATGGGCCACTAGTTGCACGGATCGAAGCCCTTGAAGCACGGCCACAAGCTACAACGGTTGATCTGGGACCATTAGAAAGCCGAGTACAATCATTGGCCTTATCAGTCCAAGCGTTGGAAAATAAACCAGTTCCAACAGTTCAAACTCTCGATTTAGGACCGCTAGAAAAGCGCGTGAAGGCCTTGGAAGATAGACCAGCACCAACAACACCAGCGGTGGACTTGAGTGCGTATATGACCTCAGAAATGGCTTATCAGACGTTTGCGACGTATGCCACGTTACAAGATAAAATGACTAATAACATTAAGAATAAGCACCTTGAGCTTGGCCTTGACGCGCTGATCGACGAGAAACTGAGGAACGGTGGCGATAACTTCCTTACTAGCCACCAAGCCAGCACAGCTTACGTTTCAAAAGAAGTGTTTCAAAACTTGCTAAAACGAGTAGAAGCTCTCGAAAGCGTTCCTATATAATGTATTTTCCCTCCCGAGATGGGAGGGCTTTTTTTATTTCCTGAAACTAGTTCCAGATTAAAAATATTTTCGCGTGATTTTCGCGTGAGTGTTTAAGATAAAGTCCCAGAAACACTATGAAATAAAGGGTTTTTATCTCCTTGTAAAGTTTGTTTTTTCGCGCGACAATCGTTTGAATAAATAAAACGAGATAGCAGTATATTTTAAAACCACTCATAACGAGTGGTTTTTTCTGTTATAACGGCAATTCTTGAGATTGTCTATTGTAATAGACGATAAAAAAGACAGCTTTAAACTATCTTTTACTCTTTATTAATTGATTGAGCGAATGAAAATAATTTTTCGGCAGTCAATAGCGCCATCTTATCTAAACTAGTTTTTCCTTTTCGTAAATCCGATACAGTTGACCAAGGAACGTCCGCCCCTTTTGAAATGGCACTGGTACTGATTCCGCTATTTAATAGATCTGTAATTTCTTTACGCATTGTTATTTTTCCTTATTGATTTTAAACCATAAATAAACGTTAATAATAATTATGAAAGTAGCGATTATATAAACCATTGTATAACTTCTTTCTATATGATAAAATGGAGAAGTAGGAAAGGGCTTTTTCCTACTCTCCAAGCGTTTACCTTTTTCCTTTGCGGGTTTTCGGTTTACGCTTTTTTGTTTGCCTGTAAACTGTTAAAGCAGTTATTAGGCTAGCTATAGCGGTTACTGTTTCAGGTATGTCGTCTATGACCTTTTCAAGTAACCTTAACCAATCTTCTTTATTCATTGGTTCTACCTCCTTTCTTAATTATATTATATCACGGTTTACCGTGAATGTCAATAAAAAAAGTAATAAAAAAGAACTTTTTTAGTTCATTTTTTTAAACTGTACAGGCAATCGAATGACTACGTTATTGACTACGTTTTTATCCGTTTGAGCAATATCTGACCATATCTAAAATATAGTAAAATCAACTGATCGCATCTAACGGATATCCAATGGTAATCGTATTTAAATTTTGCTATAATGAAGGGTATGAAATCCTACAATACTTTGAATGATTATTATCGA